GGCCCATATTGGGCCCCCCTTAATTGCAATCCGCAGCCCCGCGCTTTCTAGCGCGATTGCCGAGGTGTTGTTTACAGTGCCCTATCGTTTATCGCAGCACACCGAGTCAGACTCGTTTGGCAGAGTGTACTACGGTTTACGACTGGACAACTTAGTTGATTCGACGCGACATCAACGAAGTAAAGGCCACTGGATAACCGGTGGCTCCTTCGCCAAAATGTCGACCTGGTCGGAGTTTAGATCAGGTCGTGTTGATCTCGTGATGGACTGGTTCGGAAACGATTACCAGTACCACGACATCATCGTGCCGAATGAGGTCTCTGAACGTCCACTTACCATGGAAGACTTACCCACTCCACTTAGCCAAAGCGAAATAAATAGCAAACTTGCTACGTACGGCGCTGAAGCGGTGAGGCGAGCTCGACCTGGAAAAGAGATTGGTGGAGCATTCCAATTCCTAGTGGAATTGCGTGACTTACCGAAGAGACCACTTCGTCAACTTCTCAGAGCTGGCGATCCCACCGCGATCCAACAAGGACTGCGGTACGTCGACAGTATGAAAAAGCTCGGCTCAGAATATCTGAACATAGCTTTTGGCTGGAAGCCATTCGTGCAGGACATACAGGCGCTTCATAAAGCGTCTACTACCCTGGCGAATGCGTTAGGAGAGCTTGCGAGAAATCATGGGCGCTCCTCACGTAGACGAAGAACTATTGTAAACAGCGAGACTGAGGACGTATCTGAAACCATAACGAACGGTTATTCACTGTTCGCTGGCACCAAGTACGGCCCGGGCGGTCTTCTAGTACAAGCGGGAAGAAATTCCACGCGAGTGTCGACGAAGACAACTCGCCGTGTCTGGTTCGCAGGGAGATTTAGTACCTACGTACCCGACATGGGTCAGTCTGGTTGGACCAAAAAGGCTACTCGAGCTCTGTATGGAGGACTCATAACTCCGGACCACCTCTATCAGGTAGTACCTTGGTCATGGTTGATCAACTACGGCAACAACTGGGGCGCTGTCTTAAGCAACCTCAGCGACAACGCAAGTGGTCACCTTATGATGGACTACGGCTACCTGATGCAAACGCTGAAGGTAGTCGAGTCGAAGAGCATTGATATATCGTGGGGCGGCGGTTCCGACTTTATCTATAAGTCGGGTTATCCTGGCGCCACACAGTGCTCCGTCGAGTCTGGATGGGAATCCAAAACTCGCATCATAGCAACACCTTACGGCTTCGGGACGAAATATGACGACCTTTCGGGTTATCAGAAGTCGATCCTTGCTGCACTCGGGATCTCTCGAGTGAAGTTCCGTTAACACGGAAAACGCCTACGCGCCGACAATCCTGTCGGCGCGAAATGTGAGCCAATGCCATGCTTTCCGATCCGCAGTCTGTCATCATCAATACGTCAACAATAGCGCTTCCGGCCATCTCTCGAGGGTCGGATGCCTCATTGTACCGCACAATGGATACGACGTGGGGCGAAGTAAAATTCACCGTGTCGCATCAGTACAAAGCGCGTAACAGGGTCTCGGCACGTGTCGACATCACCAAATTTGTTACTTCGGTGACGTCAAATGTGCTTTCGGTTCCTGTGTCCGCGTCTGCGTATATTGTGTTGGATCGTCTGGTCGATTATACTTCCGACACAGACTCGGCGTATCTGCTTAAGGCTGTTGCCAACTGGTTGTTGGCCGGAACGAACGCCGCCAAAATCGCCGCGGGAGAAACTTAACCTCCTACGGCGGTCTCAACATGCGTTCAAGCATAGCCATTGGATCGCTAATCTCCTAGGAGACCGCGATGAAAAGCCTATGCTGGCTCACACTTCAGGTCCTGGCCTCGGCTGGGACTATGTGCGGTGCAGATACTCGTCGCGACGCAGAGCGCGTCGTGGCGAGGGTTGAACACGAGGGTGATAGTTTCCTAACTATCACCTTACCCGCATTTGGTTCGGACTTTTTGCAAAGTCTTAGCCAGGAGCGGATCGTCGGTTCGTCCTTCCCCGGTTTTAAAAGACAGAGGAAGTCAGCGCTCCCGAGATTTCTCTTAGGTTTGCTGCGACGTGTGTTCGATCATCAGGGCGTGATTCTGCCCAACCCTTGCGTTCAGTCTATCTCATGCGTGTTGCAGATATGCAACCTGCATAAGAAGGTATTACGACCTTGCACAAAGGAACGGATATCTTCCGCTGAGCAAAAGTTTAGGGTAGTCGATAGAGACTGTAACGTGTACAACACTCTTCCGTACGACAACGCAGCACGAGTGCTGTTTCGCCGTGTGGCTGGAGTGATTGTTTCGGACATGACTAAGCACCTCAGTGATGGGGTGCCTAAGTCATGGAATCCGAGGCACGGTCCCGGAGCTAACACCAATCGGTCCGTAGCGAACGAGAAGTGGACGTTCTTGGAGTGGCACTCAAGGTTTGACTGGTGGTTTCCATGGGCCGAATATGGCCATGGGAGCTTCTCTGAAGCTCTGAGTCTCCTTAACGAAGAGGCTTGGAGCGGTATCAGATCTGAGACACCGCAGTTTCTAGACCCTGAGGACGAGCCACCTGTGAAGGTGGTATTCGTCCCTAAGACGCTTAAGACACCGAGAGTAATTGCCGTTGAGTCGCAGGCTATGCAGTTCGCACAGCAGGCGATGAGGCATTTCCTCGTGGATTGTATGGACCGATCCACTTACACGTGTGGGAGGATTAACTTCTCCGACCAGACGTGCAATCAATCATTGGCTACCCAATCGTCAAAAGATGGCCTTCGGGCCACCCTCGACTTACAGGATGCTAGTGACCTCGTGTCTTTAACACATGCGGAGGACTTATTCGCATCTAACCCTCTCCTTTGGGAGATGGTCAAATCGGTGAGGTCTTCACATGCTCAACTTCCTTCAGGTGATATCCTACCCTTGGAGAAGTTTGCGTCGATGGGTTCAGCAATTTGCTTTCCGGTTGAGGCTCTGGTATTTTTTGTTGCCAGTGTCTCAGCCCGGTTGCAAGCTGCTAATCACGTTCCGACTCCTGCGAACGTCTACAAAGCTTGTTCGCAGGTTTTCGTCTACGGGGACGATATCATTGTCCCTTCCGACGAAGCACCCGCGATCTGCGACACCCTGGAGTATCAATATCAATTCAGGGTCAATCGCCGCAAGTCTTTCTGGACCGGAAGGTACAGAGAGTCCTGTGGTTCAGACGCTTTCGACGGTGAATCGGTAACCCCGGTTTACTGCCGTAGAGATTGTCCGGCAGGTCGACACGACGTTGAGGCTTTAGTCAGTTGGATTTCAATGGCCAATCAGTTCTATATGGTTGGACATTGGAGCGCGTGCATGGCGATTAGAGAGCACTTAGATTCTATTCTCTCTCGTCCTCTACCACGTGTCTCAGCTGATTCGAGCGTTCTCGGATGGGTATCCATTCAGCGCTGGATACAGATCCACGGATGGGATGCCGACCTTCAGCGTTTCTA